TCGTCAGAAAGCAACGAGGTCGTCGTCGCGTCGTCCAGAATGTCCATGATCGTACTCGAATGGCACAGCCAAGGCAAGAAGCCCCGGATTGCGCTGGTTGAAGCGGAAGAACCGAGCAAGGCTCTGCTCTACGTGTCGGTCGTGCATCATGGTGGCACGGCGTACCATGCTGTCAATCCGCTGTGCATCCGTGAACTTGCAGCTTTCGCCGTCATAGAACACTTGCACGATCCCAAAGTCGAAGCTCTGGATAAGGGCCATCGGCCCCTCTTGATGTATGCGTCGGGCAATCAGATCAACCTTATGCCCCATGAGTTCCCCCGAAGCCACGCCGAACAGCGAGCCTTCCTCAATCTCGTCTGCCTCGTATTCTTCCCGGTCCATCATGTCACCATGAAAGAGGCCGCGCTCACGAAGGCCATCGACACACTGCATCATGTCATTGCAGCTACGTGCAGGGATGCAGATATCGATATCTTTATGCTCGACTGACAGGAAGCAATCACGGATGCAGCCGCCAGCGACGACCGCACCCGGAATGTTGATTGCTGCCAGCATGTCAGCCCACAGCTTAGGACCGTTCACGACTTGTCGAACGGCTCAGACAGCGCAGCGTTGCGGGCCTTGGTCGCAGCACCGTACATGCGGTTGCCGATGTTCGCCATCTTGCCGGTGGCGAGGTTCTGCACAGCCGTCAGGCCATCAATGGCGATGGTGTACCGACGACGATAGTTGTCCTCCTGCCGTACCCAGTAGTCCCGGTCGCCACGCAGGTTGGCGATAGTCCGGTCTGCCATGAACAGCTTGTGATCCAGCTTGCGGGTCTGGCCATATAGCACAAACGCCGCCAGCAGGGCACCGACGAGCAAGCTCGCCAGCACCCATACTGCTACGATCACAGCGAACGACCGAAGAACTTGCACTCAGCGTCAGCCGCAACGCGGGTGTTCCGCGCCTCGTTCTGAGCGATGATGTGCTGATCCTTGAACTCGCGCACCGACAGCTTGGCGTATTGCAGCGCCTGCCGGGCAAACTCGACGCCGTTCTGAGCCTGCCGCACCCGCTTGTCATTCTTGGCGACCTTACGGTCAGCGAGGACAGTGGTGAAGCGCAGCAGCAGGACGTGCAGCGAGACGATAAGCGAAACCAGAGCACGGGTTCCGCGCAGAAGCAGAGAGGTCATTCGTGTCTCCTGAATGTAATCAGATCGTAGAGTGGGGAGAGGCCGTTAAGCCCCTCCCGCACAGATTAGGCGTTTTCGAGCGGGTCAGCCGAGTTGTCGGCAACGATGCCGCCCTCGCCTTCCAGCGTCGAGATAGCCGTAGCATCGACACCACCGGCTTCCTCGGGGCGACGGCCCGTGGTCGGATCGATTTCCTCCACGTCCTGCACCGGGACCAGATCGTTGCGCTCAGCAGCGGTCGGGTTGGCCACCACGTCACGGACATGGACCTTGTAGGTTTCCAGATCGCCCGCCAGAACCGCGATGTTCGGCAGCGCAACGCCGACGACCTCGCCGTCGATGTGACGAACCTTGTCGGCACGACCGAACTTGATCGTAACCTTGTCGCCCTTCTCGATGTTGTTCAGAAGGCTCTCGGTCAGCTTCTGCTGACGCAGCTTGGCCAGACGGGCCTCGGCCTGCTCGATTTTCTGGTCGAGGGTCAGTTCGACCTTCTCCGAAGCGTCGGTCGAAGCGCTGGTGTCGGTGTTGTTCACGTCGCTCATATTCATTCCTTCATTGTAGAGATACCCTCACATGAGGGCAACGGCGTCCCAATGGGGACACAAGGATAGTGCCGGTTAAGGCTTTCGTCTGCTACGGCCATCCTGCTTGACGGCCAGCACTATCCATGTGTCACCACTAGATTGCTCTAGGGTGACGGCCCTTACCTACAGGGCCACGACTTAACGACAGTCGGGTCGAGCGGGCTACGATCGACCGAACGCCAGAGTACCTTATACAGGCATCCGTCGAGGCCGACTTGGTTGTAGGCGTCTTTTGCCCGATCCCAGTCCGTAGAGTGGGAGCGAGTGACACAGCCGTTCTTCATTACGGCAACGACTTCGTATTGTGCGGTACTAGCCATCATGCGGCCTCCTGCATAGGGCAGGCGATGAACACGGTTCCGATGCAGGCTTCGCGCTTGCATGGCATGTTACGCACTGCCTTGGCGTATTGCTTAGTCGGGTGACTAAAGCCGTAGCGATACTCACCCGTCTTGCGATCCATGTACACATTGAACCACATGACCCTTACTCCGTGTAAGAACCCCAGTCAGCCTTAGCGGCGTCGAGGGCACATGCCTCAACGTCAAGGCCCATGTCGGCGTAGTCGATGCTGAAAGCCAGCCGGGTAGCCAGTGCCTTCCAGCGAGGCGCGGCGTTGACCGTACCAGCCCGCTTGTTCTTGGGATACTTGCCGGTCTGCTTGTGATGGATGACGAGGCCGAGGATATCAGCCAGCAACCACTGAGCGAAGCGGATCGAGCGAGGGTTGACGCCATACACCCGGAACACATGGGCGCACTGCACATAGACAGCAGCAGCCTCACCGGCGACATTGAACGCCAGCTTGTATCGATAGTGTACGCTGTCATGCCATGCCCGCAGGTGGACGTTGGTGTCAGCGCAATCGAAGATAGTGCCGTCGCTATCCTCAGTAGCGATCATCAGCCTGCCGTTGACCTTGGCATACTCGATCAGGGCTTGCAGAGTGGTGGGCGCATCCTCGAACCGGGCAGTCTCATCCCAGCCCGATGGACACACCTTGTTGGCAATATGCCGAACAGCCACGTTCCATTCCCGATCAACCGGGTTGGCAGGGTTCAGCGGTGCATGGGCGGTTGCCCCGAAGTCAGCGAATACACGGTCCATTGTAATGGCTCCTATACCTAGCAAGATCGCTAGTAAGAGCAGTGATGCTACCTTTCACTTTAACGTAGCTCGCTCTAATCTAAGGTGCTTTTTCACTCATTTAACGGCTAAGGTTCACCGACTGTTTGCAACCAGCCTCCACTTAACGGTAACTCTGAGATACTTTCCTTAAATGTCAATCACTGCTCATAGTAACGATCAGGCGGGACCGAAGCCCCGCCCAATGTTTAATAGCCGTAAACGGTAGTCAGTTCACCGGGAAACACAGGTCGGAGGCCCCGGCTCTTATTGCGAAGGTGCATCCAGCCCAAGCCGTCAATCCGCACATAACCCCGCTCACACTGGCGCTCGAAGTCGCGCTGTTCTTGGCGCTGGCGGCGAGCCTGCTCACGGTTGCCGGTTACAGGGCGTTCATCACGGAAGCGGTCGTAAGTCGCTCGCTTCGCGACACGATCCAGTGGCGTACCCGGCTTGCTCCACATGGGCTGGCCGACGCGGGGATCGTTGATGGGTGCGCCCTTGGGGCGGGTGAAGATACGGAACATTATGCGGTCGCTCCTGCATACTGGGCGGCGCGCTGAGCGCCACGAGCCTGCGCTGCCTTGAAGCCCTTACCCTTGGGCCAGAGCGCCTGCTTGATCTTGTTGCCGACGCCGATCCGGGCGGTGACATGCTCCTTGCGGTTGTTCGAGCAGGGGAGGTCGAAGCTCTGGCGAGTGCGGCCCGAGCCGGTGACGATACGTGCAATCATGGTCGTTACTCCGTGTTGAAAGTCTGTGAACAGGTCGTAGAGTGGGAAGCGATCAGCCCGCCAGTTCGGCGTGGCGCTGTCTCTCCTTGGCGGCAGCGATACGCATTTCCAGCCTATCCCATTCATCGTCCGCAACAGGGCGGATATCGAACGGCTCGGCATCTGCGTAGGGCTTGGGGGCCACATCGGGTTGCCAGTGGCGGTCACGCTGCGTATGGTCGATAGCGTCATTGATACGCCAGTCGCCGTTCATAGCGTTTGCGCTATCCGGGTGAGGTTTATGCTCATCCAGCCAACGCTGCTGTATCGCCGTCATCCGACAGTACACATCGACACGTCCGCCGCTAATGTGCAGCCAGCCAGCCCGATCCATGTGATGCTGTTCGCAGCCCATGAGCTTGCTGTAGAGCGTATAGTGACCGCCGTAGTCCAGCCAGTACACCATGCCCTTGGGCGACAGATACAGGCTAGTGCCGTCGCTGTCCTCACGATGCCCGTGGGTAGCCCAGCCGCCACCGGCACACAGCAGCTTCTCCTTGATGAGGTCGATGCGCTGAGGGCAGTTCTCGACCAGCACAGCGATGCTCTGCCAGTTCACATTGTCCGGGTTAAACCCGAGCAGGTTCATGCCCTGACGCCAGTTGTCAAGGCGGTTGCGAAGGTCACTCATGTTGACTACTCCTAGCTTGCGCTCAAAGGATCGGTAATGACAGGCTGAGCGCCGCGCATCATCACATTGTCGCCGTGGATATCCCAGTTGCAGGATTTGCTCGGGTTCTTGCTGGTGTACGTCGAGCGCATATCCCGTAGAGTACGGAGATACACCGAAGTCTCGAACAGTTCGCCAACGGGTTCCCGTGTTCCCGCAGTCAGGTGCCGCGTCTTGTCGCTATGACCGCAGTAATCCACGTTGTCATAGTAGTTGGCGACCGGCACGAGTTCCTCAAGCTCACCCATATCTTGCAGGCGGAAGGCGGTTGACAGGAGTTGCGCCGTCTCAAGCACCATCTTGATAAGACGGCGATCATCCATCACCAAGGCACAAGCCTTAGGATCAGGCGAGGTCATAAAGATATTCACTTGAAGTCTGCCTTGTTAGGCCCCTTCCAGTCAGCGAACAGCTTAACGTGCCCGTCGATATCCTTAGCAAGCCCACGAGCAAGCTCAAGATTACCACACCGGACACTCCCCACGTTTGAACGTGTAACCACAATGTATTTCACGTCACAACTCCATGCACAAGCCGTTGAGTGGCGTTAGCCGACCGTTTCCAGCGCATCGGCACCGGCGTTAGCCAGCGCAGCCGACTGATCCGCCGACGCCTCGACAGGCTCGACCGGAGCGACAGGCGCAGCCGGAGCGGCAACCGGCTTCACCTTGTCGGCGATGGCGGCAAGCTCGACCAGCGCAACCCGGTCATCGTCCGACAGATTGCCCTTGGTACGCTCGCCTTCCGCTTTCTTGAGCAGCATTGCCAGTGCAGCGTGCAGAGAGAAATCCCGGCTCGACTTCTCAGCGGGCGTCCAGAAAGGCTCAGCCGTCGCCGCTTCGAGCAGCTTGGCAAGGGCCGGATCATCACGACGATCCGCCGCAGGCAGCATCTTGCCAGCCCACAGGTCGGTCTTCTTGTCGAGGACAAGCACGATGTTCGAGAACCGCTCGACCCATTCGGCGAACGCCTTGGCCCGAGTGTGCTTGCCGAGCGAGTTGATGACCGCAACCGTAGCCGACGTGTCTTTGTGCGTCATGGCACAGAACAGCGCACCGATACCGGCAGCGTGCATGTCCACGTCGAGGTTCTCAGCGCGGCCCTTGATCGACTTCGCCAGCTTGGTAACGTCCGCAACGGTCGTCAGCTTAGCGGTGATGATTGCAACGCGCTCATTGAAAGTCTTAGCCATGATACACTCCTGCTCAATGCTGGTACTATACCAGTGAAAGCGGGTGTCGATTACCGGGCACAGAGGCGTAGAGTGGGCGTCACCCGCTATCACTAGGATGGCTTAGCGTCCGTGCTATTGGACAGCCATCGCTAGTTTGCGGTAGGTGCAGCGCGCCATGTTTCCCATAGCTCCGCACCCTTGCGACACGCTCCCTACACCTAGCAGGTTCTACGCATCTGAAATGTGGGACCAACCCCGGCGCAACCCGGTCCTAGTCACGGCCTGCCCTTAGGCTTCACCGCTTTCCTACCCGCTATTACTAGCGGTCACTGTCCTATGTCATCCCTAGTACCGATAAGCGGTACACTCTTATGCAAACCCGAAGGCTTACACGTCACCCGAAGGCGCTTTGCGTAGGATAACGTCCGACTATTGCTAGGGTAATGCCTAGTCATGTCCCTAAAGTTACCACTGGGAACAATGGTTGACAGAGGATACTGTCATAAGACTGCCCGTTATTCGCGTCCCTATTGCTAGGGTTTGGCTCGGCACGTCCGCTTGCTATCTCTTACCTAGGCTTGTTCGCCCACCCTGTCAACCCTGTATCGCTCGCCCTAGTGAGATAACCGATTGTCCCGTTCGTAGCGGTAACTTCAGTGTATCCCTAGGCTTGCGTCCCGTTTGCGGGAAGGGCCGTAGAGTTGGCTAGAAGCCCGGTAGCTGCTATCTAGGGCACATTCGTTACCCTGTCAAGCGATGATCGGGTTAGCTACCGTTATCGCCCGCTCACTACTCCCGGCAGCCCGGTTTCGATAATCCTTCTCACCTTGGTAGGCTCTCTGGATGCGCGGATTTAGCTGCGTAGCAGTTTGTCTCCGATCCGGGCTAGAAGCCCTACCGTTCGTTTCCGTCCGGTGAAGCAATAACTAGGGAAGGATGAGAAAGGTTGCAAGCAAAATCGACATAGGGACGAAAATAGTTTGAAACCCTAGGATATCCGCCATTTTTCTAGCAGGGATACCCTAGCCGTTCCCTAGCTCTAGCCCTTGTCATCCTGCCCTATGATCCCTTGCCATAGTCGCTGAGCCTGTCTGTCCCGTGTATCCATATGCTCTAGCCGACTGTCCTAGGATCGTATCCCATGCCGCCTAGCTGAGCCGGTCTATATCCTCCCGCTATCCCCTAGGTATCCTACTCAACAGATAGATATTGATCCGTAGTGCTATACGGTACTGAAAGGGCTAGGGCTTGCGCCAGCTTCGCTAGCTTGCCTAGCGGTAGGAAATACCCAATAAAACGAGACAGATAGCCCCCGTGGATACGAATTATTCAAGCCAATGCAAAATAGCGTTTGACATAGCGTTAGACCCGTCTATACTAGGCGTCATAGAGGGTTAGACCCGATGGCAATATGCGTTAAGCCGGTGATCGACCGGGGTACGGGGGAAATACGCGCTCATCCGATCTGAGTGACCCTCTCGCATAACAATATCAAAATTTGGGTCTAAGGGGTTTGCTACCCGATGGTATCCGCTTGAGCCTACAGGCATCAGAGGCGGAGACCTTATTTTAAGCCCGTACAGCGTCGCTGAGCAGGGAGAGGCCCCGACATACCCGGAGGTATCCCGAGGCACTCCTGACCCTGTTCCACGGCGTTTCACGGGGTATCCGAGGGCACCAGCTTGCTGTCCTTGGCCCACTTCCGGATCGCCGCCTTCTCAGCGGAGCAGACCTTGAGGTCGTTGCGGACAGAGCGGTAGCCCAGTACGATATCCCCGTTAATTTCCAGCTTGACCGGGGTTTCCTTGCAGTCCTGTGCGAGGGCATACGGGAAACCCAGCGGAGGCTTACCGGCGCAGGCTGGCAAGCACGTCAGCAGGGATAGGCTGATTAGCCCAGTCAGGGTTCGCCTGTAGGGCCTTGACAGTCTTGACACGTTCCACAGTCTCCACCTTGGCAAGAGCATCCACAAGCTCATTGCGCGTTTCAATCGCCTTGACGTTTGCCTTGGCGTTAGCACGGTACTGCTCGATCTCCTTATCCTTGAGAACGAGTTCATTCTTGATGGCCATGTTCTCGCTTTTCGTAGCGACATAGCTCATAATCCCATAGCCCGCGACGATAACGCCGAGGACTACGAGCAGGGTGATCCAAGTGCTGCGCTTACCCAACAGGGCGAGCAGCGGTGCAATAGCGGGCATTACAGCTTCCTAAAGCGATCGATAAGCTCGTCCAGAGAGAACGATGCCTTACGAGTGATGGTGTCGTACAAGAGCGAACCCTTGTACCCGAAGATGGCAAAGGCCAGCATTACGCCGAACCCAGTTGCTGCCGGTGGCACAGTCGTTGCCTGCCCTGTTGCCCATGCCGTCAGGTATCGCATACCAGCGTAGAGCATGACCACGGAGAACGCGAAGAATACCTGCAACAGCCACCGTGGCGTCTTAGGCATGTCAGCGATCTTGGGTTCGAGCAGGAAGTGCCGCGTCAGCCCGAAGATACCCGCCAGCAGGTAGAAGATACCCGCAAGGAAGGTGTTAATCATTAGGCTAATCATTTGGTGTTTCCAATCTGGTAGGCGTCAGCCCATCCCGTCAGCTTCTTAATGGCGATAGGGGCAAGGGGGTTGATCGCAAGACCGATGCCAACCGCGAGCGGATAAGGCTCGGGCTGAACTAGGAAGGGCCACCGGCTACCCAGCAGCGGAACGAGGATGGGAGCCATGACGCCCCCAACCAGCACAGAGAACCCCATGCTCGTCCACGCGAAGCGGCCCGGAGGCACCAGCTTGAGCGCGGCGATCATAATGGGGAAGGCGTACAGAAGTGCGCCCACAGCCCCACAGAGGGCAAGCAGAATAAAGGTCGGCATTACTTCACCAGTTGCTTGGCGAGAGCCAACCGCGCCTTTCTGTCTGCGAAGCCGTTAAGGCCCCCGTTGATGGCGCGAGTGATACCCTCGATGTTGTCTACGTCAGCCTTGGCGTTTAAGCCCTTGGCCTTCCAGTATTCGAGGGCCAGCCGCATACCGATGCACGGGTTGCTGGCAAGCTCAGGATACTTCTCGATGTTGATACCGATAACGCGCCCATACTTGCGGTAGTTGCTGCGTCCGGTGATCTGGATGGGGCCTCGACCCTTGTACCGCTTGCCGTCGCCGGGTTGCGTGTTACCGAGGTCAGCACGGCCCTCGTAGGCCGCACCGGAGGCGTATTCCTCCATAGCCTTATAGCCGTCGCTTTCGTGCCCAAGCTGGGCGAGGAAATGCTGTAGCCGCAGGGCGTTGTCCAGAAGCCCATATTCGCTGACCGTGTTAGCCAGTACGAACGCTAGGTCTTCCGCGATAGAAGCAGTTGCGCCACACTTCCGCAGGAGAGCCGTGAAGCTCCCCTGTCCGAAGATGCCGTCTGCCGTAACGCCCAGCACAAGCTGGGTAGCCTTGGCGTCGAACATATGAACTCCTTACGACATGATCTTGAACACGCGCACGTTGACCGTAAAGGTCTGCAACACGGTCAAGGCCGGATGATTGATGACTATGGTGATCTGATTAGCAGTAGCGCAGAACGCCTGCCCGATATCGTAGCCATCGGGAATAGCCGTGATAGGTCGTGCGCTTAGCACGTCACCCGGTTTGACGCCCATAAGCGCCATAGTGACCTGCCTATTGCCAGCGGCCAGCGCAAGCTGCGCCTGATAGGAAACCGTGAGGTCGCCCATAGGCACAGCCGCTGCCGCAGCTACCTGCTTGCCATCATATTCGAGAGGCATGGCTTAACTCGTATAGGCGGTCGTCGGGAGGAAGACCGTCTGAGCCGTCGCACCATTAACGTACCGGAGGCGATAATAACGACAAGTGATCTTGACCTCAAGGGTGGCGTTCACACCCGCAGCTACTGATGCCGTAGCCGCCTGCCGCCAAGTAGTGCCGTCCGTGGACTTATCGATGTAGAGCGTCCCGGCCTGATCCGTAAAGACCTCAGCCACGAAGTTCTTGAACCGAGTACCAATGCCGCCAGCAACTGCGCCACTATCTCGGCTCGCGCCGTTCAAGGTGCCAGAAGCTGCAAGTACTGTAGCAGTTTCAGAATAGATGCTTGTACGGCCCATCCAGATACCTGCAACCGTACCCCTCAGCCTATCCCACGTAGTGCCATTACACACGCGAGATAAGGCGGCGGTAATAAGGCCACGAGAAGTGGCGGTTGCTGGAATACCATCAGAACTGTCGCCAAATGCAGCAATGGGCGTGTTCCCTGTCCAGAGAGACACTTCAAGATTGCCTCGCTGGTCAAGCTGTAATTCTGCTTTCTGACCGTCGCTAAGAGTAGGTGCAGTAGTATTGTACTTGCCCCCTACCGTCATAGTTCCTGAGCCGCCCGCCCCTCCCGTAGTAGGGAGGGGGTTGCTTGCCGATACAGTCCGGGCCTTGCCGTCTGCATCAATAAACGCCACAGACATTACGACACCGTGACCGTAGCCGTGATCGTCTCGCCACGGAAGTTCGCGTCAGGCGCAATGGTGGCCGTGATCGTAACCTGTCCGGTCTTGACCCGCGTAACCAGACCCGCACCGTTGACGGTAGCGACCGAGGTATCCGACGACTTGTACGTCACTGCACCCGTCGAGGAACCCTTGCCAACCGTAAGCTGCTGGGTCGAACCCGCTGCGCCGGTCGAAGTAGTCGGGGTCAGGGTAGCCGGAACGTCCTGCTTGCCAGTCTCAAGCGCGGCCAGACGGCAGGCGTCGAAGAAGGCGGCGAGCTTGGCAGCACCGGGATGCGCGCCGTTCGGATAACGGGTAGCCACCATTTCAAGCTGGCTGATATTCTTAACGGCGACCCGACGAAGGTGAAAGCCGTGGCTTCCCGTATCCGGGGAAGGCAGGGTAGCTTCTTGCATTTGTATTACTCCTGAGGTATTTGTTGAACACAGAGCCACCACGGCCCGGTGCGGTATTGCTGTAGCGATCCTTGCCCATAGGGTCACGCATCGCTTCCTGCCACTCCTTCTCACGCGCTCGCTTGATCGCTTCCGACTGATCGATCGCCATCACCTTCTGCCAGTAGCGAACGGCCCCTTCAAGGGCGTCCACACGGTCATCGTGGTTCAAGCAACCCTTCTCGCGGGTGATCTTGCTAAGCTGGTGGAAGAAGCTGTAGAGTTGCCGCTGAGCGGAGGGATAGCGCGCAAGCGTCTCCCGGTCCTCGTCAACGACTGACTGGTTGAGGATGAGTGATCCTCGGGCTATGACTGGTTCGAGTGTCTCAATGATCCGGGTTTCTTTCTGCCCGGTCACGAAGTCGTCTTCTACGGCGCACTCATACTTCTGCCGCAGTACGGGAAGCCAGACCTCGGTGAAAGCACCGTAGCCCATGTTCTTCTCGACAATGACCTTATTCACCTGCCACCGCTCTGCGATTTCGGCCAACGTGGTCATCTGCTCAATGTTGTAGCCACCCGGCACCCCGCCAACTGCCAGCACATAAATGTTGCCGTTCAGGAAGCCAGTCACCGCGTATGCCGTTTCGTCGCCGTTCTTACCACCGCCCGCAGGGTCAACGTACATGACCTTGCCTTGGAGCTTCCCCACGTCCTCGCTGAGCTTGGCCGGGGAGTTGATCTTATAGGGCGTGTTATAGATGGCGATATCCAGAAGGCTGCTTCCGCCGAAGCCTCGCGCAACCTCTAGTGGGTAGTATTCGCCGCCGAGCGCCATCATCACGATCTGTTCGACCTTGAGAGGATAACGGGCAGCATCCGCCAGCTTCGTGTTGAGCATGTGCTGCAACTGGAAGTAAGACGGGCCTTGGTCCAATTCCTTGAACTGTAGTGTGTCCTCGCCAATATAGGTGGGATCGACAGGCTGGCCTTGATCGCCAAGCATACCGCCACCGAAGGCAAGGGCAGGGTCTTTCATCAAGCGGCTGCGAATGTACGGGGCTAGATGATCGCCGTAGTTCTCAAGCTGCTCAGGGTTAGGAAACCGTCCCGGCCAGATGCGGACAGTGAAGCCACGGGCCGGAAGGGTGTTGTAGACGCTTTCCATTGACTGAGGCGTACCGAGGTACACGATCCGACCATTGGTACAGATCGAGGTAAAGTCTCGGGTGAGGTCCATAAGCTGCTCACGCATCAGCGCGGTCTTGCTGTTCTTGGCGCTCTCGATATCGTCTGCGATGAGCAGATCGGCGCGCTTACCCTGCATGTTACCCGTGATACCGATACAGGCCACAGAAGGTGACTTGTCGATACCCTTGAGCGTGTAGTGAACGTCGAACGCCTCGACCGAGGTACGGTCCCCGTTAGACGGGTCAGGGCGCAGACATTCCAGTTCCTCCATCGTCATCAGGATGCGGACGATAAGGGTAGAGATTTCGTTAGCCTGCGTACCACCTGCGGACAGGATCAGCACACGGGCAGATGGGTTGTGGATCAAGGTCCACACGGCGAAGGCTGCGGTAATGGTGGTCTTAGCCTGACCACGCTGCGCCTGCACCATGATGTTCGCTGGGCCGTAGCACAGGAACGAGCCAATGTCCTTCTGCACTGGCGACGTGCGGAACCCAAGCAAGTCCATCACATCCTCAAGGAACGGATCGAACTGAGCGTAATGCTCTTGGATTACATTCAGCGTCTGCCAGCGCAGGAGAGTAGCATCAGCACTCTCCCGCACGGCCATTAGTTAGGTAGTCCCGAAAGGAAGCCCATGTCAGCCTTAGCATCCCGCATTTCCAGACGGGATGCTTTGAGCTTCTGCTTCTCGCGTAGCTTGTTGACAAGATCGCCAACAGCATTATCCTCGGAAGGCGCACAGGTAATGTTGTTGTCCTTGAGGAACTTGGTCGCCGCAGCAATGATAGCCGCAGACGGCGGGAGCTTGCGGTCAGGAACTTCCGTGACCTCTCCCGTCGCCTCGTTGACCTCAGTGTAGCCGGGAATGGTGTCCCCGTCTAGAGCCTCGGTAAGAACTTCTGTAACCTTTACATGCAGCGCCCCGAGGGCGGTTTCACTAGCCGCCATCGGCTTTTCTCCTTATGGTTAGACGCGCTGCTCGTAAGCCTCAACAGTAAAGCTAAGGTCAGTCACAGCGCCTGCGGTGTTATAGGTGGTAATATCGATCCCAGAACCACCAACGAACGTCTTAGCAGCATATCCTACCGAGCCATCCAACCTGGGAATTACTCTCAGGTTAGCAAGAACTTCTGGAGGATAGTTCCACAAGATCGTATACTTGCCCGTACCAGCAGTGTGATTAACCTGCTTGACATTGGGCGACTGTAGAGGATCGCTATTCCAGCTACCATCAGCAGCCACGGCTACGTCAAGTACTACCTTACGCATACCCTGCACAACTGCCCCACCCGTATCCGGCCCTTCGACAGGAACTTCAAGGAAGCAATTAATCATGGTTACTTCAACCCTAGTAGGGCTTTGGTTCCGCCATGAATGGAAAGCAGGGTTAGGCGTACGGCCATTAAGGCTGCGCCACGCAACGCTATCGAACAACAGCTTTAGCCGCCCAGTCCCTCCCATATACATATCAGTATGGAAGACGGGGTTGCGAGTATTGGACACCCGCTGGAAAGTACAAGACCGGAACGAAGCGACCGCGTTCATAGAAGTGCTGCTAGTGAACGAAACCTCTGCCGTTACGTTGTTGTTCTCAAAATAGCAGTTGAAGAAGTCTGCCCAAGAACCACCTTCTTCGGGAGCGTTAATCAGGGTTACAACAAACTGATTATCTTTGTTAGGCTCCCCGTCAACGTTATTGCCTGCTCCGTTGCCCTCGAAGCGAGTACCAATGAAGCTGATGTTTGCTCCGGCAGTAATCTGGGCAGCGAAGACGCTATTACCGCTAAACTTGCCGCCGATGAACTGAAAGAGATTAGGACGAGTAAACCCGCTACCCAGACGAGCATTAAGCCCGCCGTTGTTGCCCAGAACAAACAAATTGTAGGCGGTAAAGCCCAGCACTCCTTCGATATCCATGCCTACGTTCCAGCCGTCAACATGAACGTCGCGAAGATCAACATCAGCGACGTTGAACAAGCGCATACCAATACCTTGACCGCGACCACTAAAGTCCCGACGAAGGCGGAAGCCCTGCGCCAAGAAGTACAGGTCGTGTCCGTTACCGGAGTTATTTCCTTCTACGGTTAGGAACGGCTTGCTGGGATCACCGTTGTAATACAGCAGCGTAAGTGCAGAGCCTGCACCCCGGATGGTCAAACGCCGAGTATCCGCGTCGTCCTTAATGTCACTAGTTTTACGAACGTCGTACACAAGAGGCTGGTCGATAAGGAGCCTGCCCGAAGGTAGCACCAGTTCGTACCCACCTACCGCACCACCGGGATTTGCGAGTTTACCCTGACAAAAGTTGATAGCTCGCTGAGCTTCAACACCGATAGCGGTAGGCGCACCGGATTTAATCGAAGCACGCTGAGCATCGCTCAACCAGTCCCAAAGGTAGATAGTCTGGCTCAAGCGCTCAGCCAGAGCCACCGCCCGCGCGCTTGCCCCTGCAAGTAGGAAACTTACAAGGCTGGTGCCCTTGGTCGGATCGCCGAGGTCCGTAAAGACCCTTGCTGCTGCCTCGTCACCCGCTGCCTCAGAGAGGTCTGCACCAACGACTAGCCCGCCAAGGGTAGCCCCGTCACCAATATGAACGCGACCTGTAGTATCATTGACAACAACCTCGCCAACCGCAAGCAGAGCGTTTACAAGCGCATCGCTGGTGGTGTGAGGGAGAATACGACGAGCCATTAGCCCCACACTCCATCATCTGCAAAAGCCGAACCCCAAGCGCCATCGTCGGCTACCGGGGTCGCAGTTTTGACTATGTTAAGAAAATCTTGCCCGGAGGCAACACCGTCGGAACCTACGACGACGAACCCGCTCCCTACTAAACCGCCGTTTACAGACTTGATAGACTGCTTCTCGACGTTAGTAATGCGTTCGGTTCCATTGTCTTGGGCCTCGGCGGCAATGAACACTGCCTGTTTGGCATTGATATCAAGGCTGCTCTCCGTTAGGACAGCGCCGTTACTGAAATCTGCCAGAGGCTTATCTTTAGGAGTCTCTCTATAGACTACCAAGACAGAATTAAGAGGCGGTGCCGGAGTATAGCGAACAACATTGTCGTCCATCCATTCCAAACTCACCGGCGTCTCTGCACCCTGCCCAATACGCAAGTATGCCTTAACGTGTTCCCGACTGATATAACCGCCAGCAAAACTAATTTCAAAGTTAGTCTGCGTCCCGTTACCGGGGAAGATGTTAACGCTGTACAGGTCTGTATCAGCCATTTCTAATCCTTATGCTATACGGTACTAGAAACGGATAGGGCCGAAGCCCTACCCAGTTACTTATCGTCATCCGCCGTCAGACCGTTCACCAGCGGCGTCACCATCGGCAGATTGCTTCCCGGCAGCAGCTTAGGCAGCTTGCCGAACTGGCCTCCCACGGTGCCTTTCAGCAGATCGTCGGCCATACCCAGCCCCGGAACCATGCCCGACACCGACTGCCGCCCCTGACCGCCGCCTGTGAAGGCAGTAGCAAGGTCGTCATCCAGCACCCCGACATTGTTCGCAAAGCCTACGCCAACGTCTAGCACGTCACCCAGCAGACCCGCAGAGGACGCATAGTTCAACGCGGCACGGCCAAGGGCTACGGCGCTCATACGCTCGTCCGCCATCTTCTCCCGCTCAGCCTCGGACTTGCCGATCATCTGCGCCTGCAATCGAGCCATGTGGATCGGCAGAGCAAAGGACATAGCGCCCATAAGCATAGCGAAGGACTTGAGTGCCCCGTAGTTCATCTGGTTACGGCCCCACTGCTTCTCAATCGAAGTGATCGAGAACGTGCGGAACTGGAACAGCAGCTTGAGGAAGTCGTTGTGCGCCCATGCCCCAGTCTCACCCGTATAGGTGCGCTGAATGATCTGGCCTGCACCCCGCTCCACGCTATCACGGAACGACATGATGAGGTTAGGCTCAATGTCGCCAGCCATGATATCCAGACTGGTCAGCTTGCCCCTCTTGTCGAACTTAGCGATCTTGCTCATGTTCTTACGGAAAGCGGCCTGTATCTCGGGCGTGAAGCCCATGTCCAGTAGCGCCTTGCTTTCCTTGCCGTCACGGATATGTTGCACAGCCTTGCGGATAATCTGCTCGGCCATGCCACGGGTCTGCGTAGCCGCAATGATCCGGTGTCCCGAACCCACCGCAACCATGTGGCTTCCGCCGCGCAACGCACGGCCCAGCAGCCCGACCGTTTGGTCGTTGTACAACTGGACCTCGTTATCTGGCAGATCGAACATGCGGGTCATCTGGTAGCCGTCCATTCCCAAGTGACCACCCAAGGTGTCCACCGAGTTCAAGATCGGGTTGTCGATTTCCTTACCCTTAGCGAGCTTGCTAATCTCACGGGCCAGCCTCGGCATAGAGCCGACCGACGCCATGACACGCGCAGCCCCTACAGCCGCTAGGCCGTTGGCGCTTTCGCCCACCTGAGTAAAGCCCATGCCGCCCAGTCGAGCAGCAGAGGTCGCAATCCGCACGTTGTCCATGAAGGCGTGACGCACGGCGTTCTTGTAGGGAGTATTGAGGAACTCGGCAGCAATCTGGTCAAATGCCTTTAGCTCCGGTGCCGTAGCCCCAGTGCGTTCAGCCGCCTCGCGCAGCAGGTCCAGCCCCTTCTTGCCATAGATGCCGTACTGAGCCAGCGCCACTTCGCCAGAGGCCCTACGGGCGTAGCTGCGGTACAGGCCAGAGATATCCTGACGGAACAGGTCGCCCAGCACCTTGCCTTCCCCGATGGGGGCCGACAGGTCCAGCCGCAGCCGTCCCTTGGTATAGCTGGCACCGCCCCGGCTGAACTTGCCGAGGATCGCTTCCTTCTCTAGCTTGTCAAGTCCACGCATCCCTTCCAGAGCATCCCCGACAATCTCAGCGGACTGAGACGAGTGAATGTTGACCGGAACGTCGAACGAGCCGTTGCCACGACGCATCGCCTTAACGAGGTACGCCTTAGCCAAGTCGCGGCTGAACTTGGGGTCAAAGGTCTTGGTGATCTTCTCCCCGGCCTTATTGATATAGCTGTACTCATTCATGGTGTTGAACTGCTTGGCAAGGATGCCCTCGACGGTCCTACGCTCGTTATCGTTCATCCGCATAACCTGACGGCTATCGATGACATGGCGCATGTAACCAGTCGAGCTTTCCGGCAGACGCTGTGCCCCGAGGGTTCCAACGACCCGCTGTTCAGAGGCCATCTGTGCCATGCCTCGCTCCCAAGCATCCGCCGCATTACCGACAGCGTTGTTCGTAGTGGCACGGAACCCGGCCTTCTGGCCAGCCCGCTTCTCAACCTCGAAGAAGACCTCACGATCAAATGTCCTACGAGCATCCTGCTTGAAGTGCCCCTCGATCCAACCGATACCCTCAGCCTTACGCCACTGGTTAAACATCTGCTCATACTCGATCATGTGTCGCATATAGAGGCGCTCACGGACTACCTGAGACATAGCAGCGGTACGGCGACGACCGCCAGCACCAGTAGTAGTTTCGAGCAACTGGATCGCAGTAGCCTGCAACACCGGCGACTTAGACCGCAGCAGGGTCAAGCCCGTGCTTTCCTGCCCAACCGAGTTCAGTAGCCGACCCTGTAGGCCGTCCGCGTTAATCGGGTTGTTGGCAACGATCTGCTCCGACCGGGCAGTAACCTCAGCCACAAGCGCCCGCTCCCCAGCGTCATCGATAGCATCAAGGCCAGACTTGGTGATCTGTGCATTGCGAACCGATTTATCAGCCGTAAGGATCAAGTCCTCGTCAGCGGTCAGGAACTTGCTCTCGTCGCCCACGTCTGCAAGGCTGGCCTCAACGTCAGATCGAACCCGGCCCGTATTGATTTCCTGTACCTTACGCACGACTTGCTCCGGGGTAGCGTCGGGACCGGCTGCGGCCTGAGCCTGCGCCAGCGTGTCATCCGCCTCCCGGCGAGCTTGCCCCTGCATCGCGCCCGTAGCCTCGCTGAGCGACGTATCGAGCTTGCCTGAGGGTTTGGTCAGGGGATACAGAAGACCGCCCAGCGCCAGCCCTGCGATGCCTGAGACGGCATAGTCAGACGCCGACTGATCGACGCCCGAATAATCGAGCGCGGCAGTGAAGCCCTCGTTGACGATGGCACCCTCAATAGCCGCCCGACCTAGGCTGTAGCCCTTGAAGCCGAACTGACCGATTTTACCGATACCGGCAGTAGCCAGCCAGCCCACAGGGTCAGCCAGCGATGAGCCAAGCTCGAAAGCCAGACCCGTGCCGTTGCTGTTGATTACCTTGTCACGCTCACGCTCGCCCGCAATCTCACCGGCAATGCGGGCATAGTCCTGACGGCTAGTAGCACCACGAAGCCGGTTGCGCTCCGCAGGCGTCTCAGCGATCTTCTCAAGCTCGTCAATGTTCTTGACGTAGAAGTCATGGAACTCAGGGTCTTCGTTGAAGGCTTCTCGCTCCATACCCCGAACAAGCTGGTTCAGTACCCAGTTCTTGTCAACCGCTGCCGAAACTCGGTCGAGGAACGTAGTGCTGGCCCGCTCCTTCTCGTCAGCGACAGCCTGCGTCTGCTCAGCCTGCTCGACCGAAAGGTCAGGGGCTTGCGAGGCGCGATCACCGGGGACCAGATTGCGGCCACCAATGAGCTTGTCGGTAACGAGGTCGGCCTTGCTGCTACGCGGCTTAACCGGCTTCTCCTGAGGCCCAAGTGGGCGGCGGCTACCGGCATCCTCAGGAGCTACGTCCTTGAGTTCGTCGTAGGTCAGTGCGGAGATATCGATCCCCGGTGCAAGCTGGGTAGCCCCGTTCGTACCCGCAGGTACAGTCAGGGGCCGACCCGTAACACGGCCGACATAAGCCCGCGTCTCGGCGTTGTTGTGGTTTGCCTTGTCCGTGCCGCCATTGTACTCGGCCACCGCAGCGACCCAGTTGCCCTTGTTGCGACGAAGGCTATCACGCAGGTGGAGGGCGGCAACCTCAGCCGCTGCCTCCGGGCTAGAATAGGCGTCCACGCCGTAAGCCTTCTTAAACCTACGGGCCGTATCGGGGATGATCTGGTACACAGTCCGTGCGCCAGCCGGGCTAACCTGATTAGCGTTAGACCGTTCACCCCGAGTACGAATAGCCCGCATACCGCCCTCGGGCAGGTTATACTTCTTCTCCAACCCTGCTTCGATCTTGTCATACATAGGGTCGGTATACGAGTTAGGCATAGTGCCTCCTTATTTGTTGAAGTGGTTCACTGGGTCTGCACCAGCGGCAACCTCACGGTTAATCCGCTTGAGCCGTTCCCAGCCGCTCTCACCGGCCACCCGACGATACGGATCAGGCCCATTGTACTTGGCAGTGCCCTGCCCACGGTAGCTGCGCTGCCCTCGGGCAACCCGGCCGCCACGCAGGCTGTCTGCCTCTGCCTTGAGCATGGAGAACGGAATGAGCGCCGTAGCGCCTGCACCGTCCTCGTCGTCGTATGGAGTGACAGCGATAACCGTCTGGCCTCGCTGGTCCTTGATGCGGCGAATGTCGAAGTTGTCTCCGCTCACGCCGTCCTTAAAGCCCGTTGCCTTTAGCTGCCTGTCGATGACACCCTGAACAACCTCGTCCGCCTCATCCTGCATCAGTCCAAGCTGCTTGCCAAGATTAGGCGTACCCGGCTTATTAGACCACCCCAGCCGCCCATAGTCCTCATATGCGCCGGAGCGGATAAGGTCTTGGTATAGGTTCGGGATGAGCGCCTCTGCGGGCATGTCGGTGTTCTTCATCATTACACCAAGCTGACGGGCCATGCTGTTCTTGAGCGCAGCAGCGCCTGAGGCCGTAAGATCACGACGACCGCCCAGCATACTGCCGATAGTGCCGCCCATCCAAGTGTTGCCTCGATTGCTCTTGATCCAGCTATCGATAGCGCCTGTTGCTTCCTTGCTCATGTCCGGGGTCGGAGCATACTGAGCCGGGTTAGAGAACGCCCTTTGGAACGCCTGAGACGGAGATACCCGCCCAGTAGTCACCAGCCGCTCGTATGCAAGCATCGGGCTGTACAGGTCGCCATAGTAGGCCATAGCCGCAGCAGGCTTCATCTTGTTGAGCTTGGTGAACTTCTGGTATCCTTGCTCGAAGTCTCGGTTGTACTCCTGTCCGATGCTGCTCCCGATCTGAGCCTGCACCTGATCCTTCACTAGGTTCGACACCCACTGGTCGTTGTTATACGACCGTAGCATGTTCGTCCAGTTGCCCGAAGCGTAGTCAGCCTGAGCCAGAATGTCGAAGTTACCAGTAGACCCGATACCCGCCGCCATAGCGGTCTTGACCCGACCAGCAGCCCATGCAGTCTGGACCTGAGCCGCTTCGTCAGCAGCCTCTTTCTCCTTCTGCTCCGTCTCGAACTTCTCACGGCGGGCCATGTCTTCAACCTGCCAACGGCGGTCTTCCTGACGCTGCAACTGAGCATGAAGCGCAGTCCAGACGTTCTTACCGGCACCCGTGATATCCTTGTAGTCGAACAGGTCTTGATCGAACCCGGTCGCTGCCTTGACCTTTTCGTTGATCGTGGCAAGCTGAGCCATCGCCTCGGTCGAACTGATCTTGCCAAACTCCATATTGAAGTTAAGCCGGTCAATATCCTCAGCGAAGTTGACAGCAGCGCGCCCAAGGGCACGGTTGCCGTACTTTAGCTCTGCGTCTTCCAGCTTGACCAATTCTTCGTCAGTCAGCAGATTGAAGAACCCGGAGTTCTTGAGCGCAGTTGCAGCGTAACCGTTGCCGCCCTGTACCGCCCCCTTATAGAAATTGATAAGGCCCTTGCGGTACGTTTCATCGTCCATCCCCTCAGGCTTAGCCATAGAGGACAGGAAGTTGTTGCGGGCTGCATTAGCTGCAAGATTGCCTGCATCCGAAGGCTCACTGTTCTGAGCCAGAGAAACCATCGCGGACTGGAACGAAGCACCCCCTGACGAGGCAGCACCCGACCAAGCATTAAGCGCCTCGCCCTGCTGCCACTTATACCGTTCCTTGGCGATAGCGCCGATGACGGGCTGGCTGGCCTCAATGAGCGAAGTTTCGACAGCGAGATCAGTGAAGCGGTCGCCCGACTTCATCGCCCCGAAGCTCTCGGCTACGACCTTGGTAAGCTGGTCAGGCGGCAGGCGCTTGAGCTTGTCCATATCGGCCAGCATGTTGGTCTGCCACTTGTTGACAGCATCCTTAGCCGAATAGAAGATAGCACCTTCCTCGTAAGACGAGGGGCCGAAGATAGTGTTGAGCGGGTTCTTGTCGTTGACCCGGATTTCCTCACCGGATACAGCCGACATTTGATCGACCATACCCGCAACGAACTGCTCCTTCTTGCGCCGCTCGATAGCAGGTTGCAAGAGGTCGGTCAGGAAGCCACCGATGCGGTCAGCCTCCGGTCCCGGCGTAGTGAACTGTGATGCCGCAGCAACACCCCCAGCCACGGAGGTATTGCCGCCCTGCATCTGGATACCACGGAAGCCGCCCTGCGAATTAGGCTGGCTCTGCGAAACCCGTGCAGGCTCGAAAGCGAACGATGTACGTCCAGCGGCCATGATGGTTTATCCTTTAAGGTTGGCTCCTGACTTGGTACTAGACCAAGGCTTGAACCCAGTTTGATGAACGGTCTTAGCAGCGCCGATGCCTGCCATAATAGACCCGGTGAGTGACGAGCTTGCCGCAGCGAAGTCGCCGCGTTCTGCCGCCATCTGGCTCTCTCGGAAGCCGACAACCGCCTGCCCTGCTTGTGGGCCACCGAAGTACGTCGCCGCAGCCGCAAGGCCCAGCGTAGCCGCTCCCGCAAGGAAGCTTGGCTTCTTAACGTCCATATAGGTGGATACGTCGAGGTCAGCCCTGTAGATATTCTGATCGAAGCTGTCAACCGCGTCCGTGAGGATCGCTGCCCGGTTGCGCCCAGCAGCATACAGGTCGCGGTTAAACTGCCTGTCGCTCTGCTCTCGCCGTAGCCCGTTCATAGTTGCCAGCGTGTCATTGTACGCCTGAACAGACGAGCCACCAATGCCAGCAGCCGAAGCCATAGCAGTGGTAGCCCCTAGTTCCTCCGCACTCTGGATTTGATCTTGGAAGGCACCCATAGTGGCACCCTCCAAGTTCTTGGCGATGTTCTCGCCATACGCATTGATGTTCTTGCCAGCAGCATCCATGATCTTACGGTTGCCCAGTGCCTGACTGAACAGTTGCAGATCGGTTTGTGCCGCCCGCTTCTCATTACCCGACTTGGTGGTAATGCGCTTAGCTTTGACCTGCCCCTGCGCTGCGATAGCACTGGCTTGGCCGTAGAAGATGGAACCCATGCCTGCTCCTATGCTCGACGGGTGTTAAGGAATAGCTGCCCGGTCCAGTCGATGCTGGTAATGGTCAGCGGGAGCCACGTCTTTGCGCGTAGCGTATAGCTGCACTCCCGAACCTCGCCACCCACGATAACCGATAGGGTCGTAGAGACGATAGGCTGCTTGCCGATGATGTTGGTAGGGCTGGCCAGATATCGACCTGTAAAGTCGAGTACCCGGTTTGCCGCCCCGGTGCTGCGAGTAACCCAGCCTTCCATCCCACCAGTCTCGGAGACAGCCACCTTGACCGAGCTAAGCGTGAGCCTGCCGGTAAGTATGGACTGCCCGTTACGATCCTTGGCGTAAGGGTTAGTCGGGGTGACGTAGGCCGGGTAGCTTGCGCCCACCCATGCCGAAGCCTGCTGCGTCGGGTACTGCGCGAGGAAGTCCGCGTAGCTCTCCATCGGAAGCCCAATGAACTGCTTATCGCTAAGCCGCTCAAGTGCAACTGCAACCCCTGCCTTAGGCCCGTATGTCGGGTTCAGATAGGAGTTGGCGCTATCAGTCTGGTACTGCGACAAGGGCCGCAGACTATCGAGATAGGGGTAATCGGACAGCGCAGTATCGCGCACCATGCGCTCTGCGGCTACCCAAATGGCACTGGCACCAGAGGCCGTGATGCCCTTCTTGAGCGTATAGATCAGAACGTCACCGCTATCGCGGCTAAGCCCGATCAGACAGCCAACATGATCCGCCCATTCCCAGTGGGACCAGCTATCGAACAAGCGACCCTGCTGGGCGTCGTCCATGTAGCTATAGGTGAACACCCGCTGGCGCTCAGTCCTAGTCCGTAGCAAGATCATGTTCGGAGCCGTCATTGTCACAATCTCGACGGGAATGCCCGCAAGGTACGTGTCAAGCTGCTGACTGATCTTATAGCTCTCCGGGGTATCGGCAATGCTGCCTGCCTGCACCTGATGCACAGACGAGACTTCCGAGCCGAGACGGCCATTGTACTTGCCGTAGATCACGAAGTTGCCCGTAGCCTTAGGCTCAGCATCGATAGCATCCTCGAAAGCCGTGGACACAATGATGGAGGCCGACTTAGGCGTAAAGGGCTGGCGACCTGATACGATGTACTGGAACCGCTTGCCAAACAGCAGCAAGTTCCGGTCGTACAGGGTTGACCACTTGATCGTGTCATCCTCCGTGCCGAGCGCAAAGCCCTCCCACGGATCATCATCTGCTACAGTCGTCACGCTCTTGCGGAACCAGTTAAGGTAGTCGCCGGGGCGGGAGAACAACAGGGTTGCCCCTGAGCCTATGACAAGACGGTCTTGGAATACCGCGAGGAAGTCGATGCGGCGACCGAAGAACTCGGGCACGGGGCTGCTCAGATCGTCACCGACCGAGTTAGCCTTGTAGTCAGGAACAACCACACCGGACAGCGCAGTTAGCCCAGCCGCCGTAGAGGCGATGTAGAGCTTACCGTCCTCGACCGTACCCATTATGAACGCGATCTGCGGAGTGATACTGAACCCGGCAGTTTCCCGCCAGATGACCGGACCCCAGCCAGAGCCGCCGCCTTCGCGGGACACGGCCTTGAGATACACAGCGTTGCCCGTAGTCGTCTCGGACGGCACACGCACGACCTTGCCAACCCAGTGAACCGTATTCACCAAGTCCACATTGTCCACGTCACCGCCGACCGCCCGGATCAAGCTGCCGTCGCCACCGTCCGAACCGCTTGCGTCGTTAAACTGTGGGTCGTCAAGGATAACCGTGCCGCCGATGTTGGATGCACTGGGTACACCCTTGGAGCGGAGGTCTGCTGCGATCATAGCAGCGATGTTAGCCGGGGTGATAGCGGCAGCGGCAGTACCGATCCACTTAGTCACTTCGCCGTTATAGGCGTTCACCCGGTCATTGACCTGCTTCTGGTAGGTCGGGTTAAGGGTTGTGCCATCGGGCTGATACAACGGAATATCCGAGGTATCGAGGGTGCCACCATAGCTGCTGGATGGGGTGGTGTAGCTGCCGATAACCTTGCTGCCGTCCGGTCGTACCAGAGTAAGCGAGAAGGTGCGGCTATAGGCTCCAAGCTGGATGGTCGCGGCGATACGCCCACGGTTAGCCAGATTGTTCCACACATCGACGGTTGCCACCTTAGGCACCACGTCATTGCCCGCCATGTAGAGATAGCGGCCCACGTTGACGACTGCGCTCACGCCGCCAGACACAAGCTGATTAAGCGCGATGTCGTTGGCATTGTACACAATCGGAATAAACTCTCGGGCGCTCTTGTTGAAGCACCATGCGAACCCGTCCTGACCAAGGCTGGCCGCATCCGGGGTTGTCCGCAGGATCACATCGAACTCGTCATCGCCCACATAGAACGGGAAGGTCTTGTGCGCCTGCGTGTCAGCCAACAGACTATCGAACTGCGTGGCTGGGATGCTGAGCTTAACCTCGTCCTGTAGCAACGAGCCGTGCCTACGGGCCAAGCCTCGGACAGGATCGCTAATCATGTTGACCTGAGCAAAGTGCTGACCGCTACGGCGGTTCTGCGGAGCTTGCTCGCTTACGCCGCGAACTACGCTTTCGTAGCCGCCAGACAGTTTGCCCATATCGTTTCCTTACCTGTAGTAGTTGAGGGCGTCCTGCAAGTGCGTAACGCCAATCTCCGTTCGTCCACCGTACACACCGCCCCGTCGCCGGAGCATGTTCACGTCAGAGTTCCGAGTGTGCTCTGCATTGAGCGTGAGCATCGTTTCCCGGTACAGCATAGCGACCTGCTGGACCTTGTTCTGGTCAGCCTCATATGCCTTCATAAAGTCAAGCTGTGCCGAGTAGGACACGACATGCTGCGCCGGTACAGGCAAGTCCTCGAAAGGCACCTCCCTAATCAGCCAGCAGCGAACCCGCTCTTTGAACTTGTACTTATCGTTAGCAGACGTTTCAAACGGCTTATACAGCCGCCGCCCACGCTGCACATAGTTCAGGTTTGTCGCCTGAGGGTCAACCCGTAAAACATCAGCAGGCAAATAGATATGCCCTGACGGGTCGGGGACCAGATCGGTAAGCTCACGATTGAACCACCAAGACTTCGCCTGCTCTCGCGCAGATGCCGTGGACAGGATACGAAGCGCAGTCGGGACCATCGGATGGCCTTCCTCGACTGAATTGATGGGCAGTTCGCCCAACGTCGCCAACATATCATTGACAACATCTAAAGTGGTGAGAGCGGGCATCTAAGACTTCCTACGCAAAATGCCCCCAACCTCCGAAGAAGCTGGGGGCAATGTGATTACGGCAGCAGGATCGCGCCAGCGTACTCGCTACGATCTGCGGTCACGCCGAACGCCGCATGGCTGTCCACGAACCACGACTTGAAAATCTTGTCGTAGTAGAGGTCATGCTCAAGCGGGATCGTCTCACCAGCGAGCAGAGCGCGCGGGCTGAACGCAAGAGCGGCCAGCTTGGTGAAGTCACCGTCATAGGCATTGCCGTTGTTGGCCGTGCTGAGAAGGTGGCCCGAAACCGTGCCGGTCGGGAAGTTGTTCGAGCGGATCACCGGGCAACCGAACGCCTTGAAGATCATCGCACCTTCGATACGAGTACCGCGAGCGGTAACGTAGGTGCCATTGATGATCTGCTCCGCATCCAGAAGCGCATAGAACTGCTCGGGACGCATTGCCAGCATCACGTCGCTCTGGCCGGGGATAACGTCCTTCTGCTCCATCTTGACGAACAGGTTGCTGATCGCCTTGTAGAAGCGGGCCGGGTCAGTGATATCACCAGCCGAGGACAGAACCTCAGTCGAGCCACCCTTGAAGCCCGTGGGCTTACCAGCGGTCGAGCTATAGCGGCTGTTCGTATCCAGTGCAGCCTTGGCCGCTTGGATCATAAACGCCTGATCGGTGAAGCGGGCCATAGCCTCGCCGTCCTCGACGCCAAGCTCGACGCGGGCGTCATAGCTCGTCTGGAAGGTTTCCAGCAGCGGCAGGGCGTGGCGGGTATAGACCAGCGTGTCGATGATGAGCGTGTTGCGGCCCACATCGTTCTTGGTCGCGGCAGGCGCTTCACCCGGCGTGACCACGCCAACCTGCGAAGCACCGAAGCCATACGAGCCGATGCGGTTAGTACCGCGAACCGGACGCATATTGACGTAAGGAGCCAGCACCGAGGCGCGCTGAATGGTATGCTGTACCGTCTGACCGTACTCGGTTACAGCGGCGGCATTGATATCACCAGTCTGGTCGAACTGACCGGGACGGGTAAGCTGGGCGGCGGGGATGATTGCGCCCGGATCAACAAACAAAGGCATTTCAGATTATCCTTGTGATTAACGACCGAAATACTTCTGGCGCAGCGCCGCGTATTCGGGGGAGGTGTCCATGCGGCTACCGATCTGCTGATACAGAGCGTCAACCTCTTTGGCGTAGTTAGCCTGCGTCAGTGCAGTCGGCGCTGCCGGGGGCAGACCCGATGCGGCCTGAGCCGGATTGGCGGGCTTCACGGTCGTACCTTTTGCTTCGGCGTGAGCCTGCATCAGCATACGAGCAGCCATCGCGGCAGAGACAGGGCCAGCATCGAACATAGCGTCGAGTGCAGCCTTTTCCTCAGGCGATACCTGTGTGCCAGCCCAAGCCACAAGGGCCTTCCACTGGTCTTCACCACCGGCTACTGCATGAACAGCAGCAAGGGTCTTACCCTGCTCGGCCTTAAAGGCTTCAAGCTGACGACCGTGCGCCTGCTTGCCGAGAGCGATATGCTGCTCCCAACCCTTAGCCTTGTCGCCCATCGCAGCCAGCTTGGCTTCAAGGAACGAGAAGTCACCATTAGCTGCGGAGACCATAGCAGGATCAGTACCCTCAATGCCGAGGCTACCGATAAACGAGAGTGCAAAGTCCAGACCGGCATCGCCAGTCGGGTCGTAGGTCACGACGCCTTCGCCATCCTTAGCAGACGGAACCTGATCGACCTTAGGCTGCTCACCCTGAGGGGCGGGCTGCTGGGCCTGAGGCTGCTGCTGTGCCGGGGGCTGGCCACCGTTGGCCTTGGCGGCTGCATCTGCAACTGCCTTGTCGTAAGCGGCCTTGGCAACCGCTACCGGGTCGTTCGGATCAACCTCAGGGGCTGCATCCGGGGCCGGGGTATTGGAGCCGTTGACAGGCTGGCCCGAGATAGAGCCAGACGAGAAGCTAGAGCCACCCGCCTGTGACGGGTTGACGTTAGGATCGGCGGTATTGGTATCAGCCATCTGCGGCTTGCTCCTGTTGGACCTTAGCGCCATTCTCTGCGACGTTCACACCGGCCTGCATACCTGCTGCCTGTGCTTGTGCCTGCTGCATAGCCTGAGCCTCTGCCTGCTTCTGCTCGTCCGTCTTTAGGTACGGAGTTACATTGATGCGGCGGGGGATAGCCAGTGCCTTGTAGAGTGCGCCGAGGTTAAGCTCTTGTAGAGCCGGTTCGGGAAGGTTGTTAAGCGCAGCCACATCAGCGAGCCACAGCTTAATCTCGTCAAGGTCGCCTCCACGGGAGAGAGCGTCCAAGCCGGTAACGATGGTAGGATCGAAGTCCTTAGTCGGTACGTCAATCTCCCGCAGGAGCCAACGAGCCAGAGGAAGCTGGAAGTCCACAGCGATGCGAGAATATGCGCCGCCAAGGGCAGTCTCAAGCTCGGTTGCCACCATACGGATTTCCTCGGCAGTAACGCGCTCCGCATCACGAACAAGCTGGCTACCCATAAGGAAGCCCCGTCCGATACGGTTCACATACTCCGCAGACATATTCATGGTGATCTGTAGGTCGCCAGACTTACCCGACTGGATAAGCGTAACGTCGCCCTCAGTGCCCGGTAGAGCGCCACCGTTAGCGGTACTCTCGAAATCCTCCACACGGGTCATGCCAGCAGGGTTCACCAGCCAGCGGAACTCGGATGCTAGGATAGCTCCCTGCACCTGAGCGCGGGAGAGGGCAGAGAGGCCCGAGAAGTCGTTCTCGTAATCCTCGACAAGGCCAGTGCCGTAGTGCTGACCATCCGCCAAATCCCAAGTAAGGGGACGGAACGGGCAGTCTTCCTCGGACCACTTGCCATCGAACTTTTTTGGAAGCTGGTAGTTGTCAACCCACTGGGTCATCCGGTAATCGCCATTGGCGTCACGGATAATCCAACGATACAGCGTGACCGCACGATCCGGCGTGTTGCCGAGATAGCGGAGAGCCTGCTGCTTAACGTCCTCGTCAAGCTCGTCAATGACCATCTTGTCAGCGATCATCATTTCCAGCGGCTTACCGCTCAGAGAACGACGAACAACGTACTTCTTGATCCCTAGCACACGGAAGGTGTCGCTAAGGTCAATCATCACGTTGCCGGTGACAATAAGGTGCTTGACGCTCTCGTAGAGCTTGGGGCGGATCGCTTTCTTATCCAGCGTCTTGATCGCGGCCTTCTCGGCCTGAGCGATAGCGTCGTCAATCTCGGTCTGGTCAACGCCAGCCTCGTTGATCTGCTTCTGAACCGCCTTAGACGGGTCGAGACGGAAGAACGGGCGCGACGGTGCAAACAACGCCAGCATCAGCTTGTTAGCCAGATGGTTGGTCGATTGGGCACCTACCGCCTGAAAGTCCTGCGATACGTCCCGGTTGTTGTCGTTCTGGTTATCAGGCAGACAAATCTTGGGAAGCGTGTACGCAGCGTAGTTCTCGCAGCGGGTAATGAAGCCCCGACGAACACCGTCGAGTTGCGCCCATCGGCCCGGTGCATTGCCTGCAAAGGCCATGAGCGTAACTCCTTAGAGGTTGATGCCGCTGGTCCGGTTGATCTGGAACGAAGACCGAGTGGTGCGACGACGGCCCGTGGTAGGGTCAATCTCCGCAATCGGCGTATCCTCGCTTAGAGCGACCTGCGCCTTCTCCACCGGCTGTGCCAGCATTTCCGCAGCCGCCTTAGCAGCCTGATCCATTCGCAGCGCGCTTTCCTTGGCCTGAGCCGCAGCCTGAGCCGAGTAAGCGTCATTGGTTGCCTGCGACTTAGCCTGCGCTTCCATAACGTTGGCCTGTCGCCGGGCAGTCTTATTGCCGAAGCACACTAGGTTATCTCCTTAGCAAGGTTGATTGCCATGCGACTAAAGCCGCGTTTCTCATATTGGGAGGCTAGTGCGTCATCGCTCTTAGCCAGCGCCGTACCGACACAGACCCGCTTCGCACCAGCCTCCCTCGCCTTCGCCTCTAAGAACTCCACAACAGCATCTAAGCTGCCTCCGGGTTCCAAGGCGAACACAAGCTGCTCGGCTATGATCGGACTGTCGGACCACCACATTTCTGTCAGGTCGTAGAGTACGAGATAACCGTCAACGATATAAGCATTAGGATGGTCAAACACATTGCGTAAGGCTACAAGGGGATCAATGTCCCCGTGTACCTGTTTCCGTGCTAACCTCTTTAGCTTATCACTGGTCCCTACGAAGCGATCGTGGACCAGCTTGAAGTGGTGCGCCGCGAGGCGTGTCACTTTCAATGGTAAATCCTTCCCGCAAAACGTAGAGAACGTACTGGATACCCAGGAGATACCCAATCATATGCTCTGTCGTATTTCCTGACACCATCGGCTTGGGCATCTGGTCTTCCAGTGCTTTATATGCCACAGGGGTCAATCTAAACAGATCACTCATGTTTCTAATTCCTTAGGGATACTCAACATATAGATACGCCGAGGTTTCCTATTGCTATACGGTCCCGAAATGTCCCCGGCTCCTTACGAGAAGAAGTACGGGGACTGCAAAACCTGCCTCAGGTCGAGCGAGCCACGGGCAGGCGGCGTGGTTAGGTCATAGGCGGTCGCCAGAGCGCCAAGGGGATCGTTCTGCTCGTACATGGCCACGAATACCTCACGGATGATCCGATACAGCGCAGCGGCCTTGGCAGCGTGTGTGCCGTAGTCGTCGTGGATCATGGCGAGGTCCAGCCCCTCAGCCGCCGCAGCGTTCGTCACCATGCGAAGATGGTTGGCGTCGAGCGAGTGGATGAAGTTAGGGGCAATACCGTTCTTGTGCTGACGAAGGCTCGGAGTATCCTGATTGTCCTGCGACACCCTGATCTTGGTGTTGCCGCAGAGCTTGGTGTTAATCCGATGCAAGTCCTGCTCTTGGTAATACTGGATCACCGGGAAGCCATCAGGCGTCACCCAGCGACAGCCAGTGTCGTTCTCAAGCATTTTCTTCGTGCTGCGCTGTAGCCAGTCCATAGCGTCGGTAGCCTTGACAACGACCTGACCAATGGCTTCCCAAACGTAGTGGCTCAGGAACTGCGCGGCTGCGGCGTATTCCTCACGGCTGAACTCGGGAGCCTTACCCTCCTTGAGATAATCGCCAACGATGAAGTCCGCGCAGGAGAACCGGGTTGAGCCGTAGGGCAGGGTCATAACCGACCGCTTCACCAGCGACCGGGTGATCCCGTGGTTAAGCCACATGATCCGGTGCTTGTTGGCAAGCTCTGCCTTGCGCCGCGCCTTCTGGCTTTCTGCGTCATCCTCGTCTGCATCAGGGACATTCCACGGGTCCGACTTGCGAAGCAGCAGCATAGTCACATCAGCGACGTTCTGGTAGATATCGTTGGGCAGGGGGCTGGGCATCAGGTTGACAGCCTTACCGCCGACCTCATCCCGCAGCATAGCCGAGAAGTTCTGCAAGCCGTTGCAGCTACCGTCCATACCCACCGGCAGGTGGCTTACGAACGTGTTAGGCGAGGTCTGCCACTCGGCGTACTCAAAGCACCATGCGAGGAACTGCAAGGGCTTGTCAGCATCTTGCCAGCCACGGTTAGCGATAGGGTCAGCAGCGAACGACATGATAACGTCCCGATGCTTGGCGATATAGGCCACCCGGTCATCAAGGGCCAGTTTGTCCTTACCCCAAGTATTAGCACCGTGGATGCAGAACCAACGCTCAGCATCCAGCGTATCTAGTGGCAAGCCGTTAGCGAACCGAAGCAACGCCTTCTGCATGTCACTACCCTGCGGGCTGACGCCAGTAGTCTGAACGTACAGGCGACCCCGGAAGTCAGCGAAGTAAACGAAGTAGATCGAGCCAAAGTTGCGGAACTTGTCTGCAACGCCCGTAGCCGTAACGAAGCGACCGTACTTGGTTCCGCGCAACTTCATGTTGGTGTACCATTCGCGCTTGGCCCGCTTCCAAATCTTAAACTCCTCAAGCTCGTCTGGCGTCATGTCTTCCTGCTTCATCCCGTCCATAAGCCAGTCAGGCTGGGGCGGTGCAGGGAACTCTGCTTGAGACAGGATTTCATCCATGTCGAAGTGCTTGGCGACTTGGCGGATGGTGTCCAGCATCTTGCCGTTGATCTGCCACTGCACCCGCTGCAAGGCGTTGATAGCTGCGAACACCCGGCTAAGGTCGTGGTCTGCAACCTCCGACCAAGCACCCTGCGACTTGATGCAGAACGGGGACATACGCCGCATGTCGAGGGTGTGATACCCGCCGTCCATGATGCTTACCCAGTCCTTCGGCTGCTCGATGCAGGGGAGGTAATACGGCGTCGTTTCCGCCACCATTTCCTTGATCTGCGAAACAAGCTCAAAGCAGTCGTCAGACAGCAGCACATCGATAGTGTTGCGGACAGCCTTGGAGTTCTGTGCTGGCACGGTGCTTTTCAGTACAGTCAGCATACCGAGTTCGGAAAGCTGATCGACAAGATAGGCCCCGATCTGCTGGGTGCCCGAAGCGCCCCACTCAGGAACTGGCACGCCTGCCTCCTTCATCTTGATGCGGAAGACGTTGAGGCGATGTCGTTCGGACTTGGACATGCGGCGACCAAGATCGTTGACCAGCGTATAGAAAAGCTCGGGAGCTTCCTCACTGAACATCGAGAGCATAAGCTCATGATACACGGCCCTGCCGATAGTCGTCATCAGGTCGCGGCCCGAGACGTGCGGGTTGCTGCTGGCGTCAGCCTGCCCATTGCGGGCGCTCGGCATACCCGCTAGAAGATCGTTCAGCGTTGCCCGCACCGCGAGGAAAGCAATCGCTTCCGGGTCCATAGGCTCAAGAAGCGTAACGTGCGCCTGATTACGCCCCGGCTTCTTGGTCTTGATATCTGCTCGGATAATATCGGCGAGCGGCATGACGTAGCGGTTAAAGATCGCCTTGGCATACGGATTGTTATCCGCGCTGCCTGCATCCTCATTCCGCCCCATCATGCGCTCAGCACGGGCCTTACCGAACGCGGCCATGTCCTTCTCAAGCTGTTCCTGCGTAAGCTGGCTCTCCTTTGACTTGTTCATATCAGTGGTAGCAGCGGCTTGCTGGATCGAAGTCGAGAAGTCAGTCATACTATTCCTTGTCGTGTTCGGGTTTGCGTGAGTATCGCGGCCCCGGCAGGGGTAGCTCTAACTGCCGGGGTAGATACCGTTCCTTCCAATTACCGATCCGGGGAGAGCTTATCAAAGCGCGTCCCCTTATAGCGCGGCTCTCGCAGCAAGCCATCGCTGCTGTAGTCCATCGCCTCTACCTCAACGATGCTGCCAACTGTAGGAACATCAGCCAGCTTATGAGGGACACCAGAGCCAACGCCAAGTCGCTGACCCTTAAAGTCCACAACCAGCGTGTACACCGTGCGGCCAGTCTTTTCACCGACTGCCGTGTTGACTTCGAGGACTTCAAGGTCAAAGCTCAGCTTCCTTTTGATCTTGACAATTTCGCCAGTAGTGCCTGACCCGACAGTCCAATGCCCGTCAGGGTTACGGAGAATAAGGCCGTCATAGCCCCCTTCATACACCAACTCATTACACTTAGCTTGAGGATCGCCATAAGTTCCCGCTGCCCATCCTTGTGCTAGGTAGATGCGATTAAGCGCCCCATCCAGTGCGCCCCCGTCGATAAGCTCGTGTTCCCGATCCTTAAACGGGATGGGACAATAGCCCGCATCAAATGCAGAGCGGGGAAGTACATCATGCACTATAAATTGCAGGCGGTCATTCTCCTCAAGGCGGCGGAAAGCCCCGGAGATAAGATTGAACTGGTTACGCCCGCCCCACCAAGCCTCACCAATAAACACAAGGTTCGGATAAAGCTCCCGGAGGAACCTAGCCACGCTATCAAGACAACGGTATTCTTCACCCGTTCGGCTGAATGTGGACCCGTCTTTAAGAATAGCGCAGCAGCCGTCGTACTTGCGCCATGCCGAGAACCGCTGGCCGTATTCCTCAAGCGTAAGGCGGTTCTTCTTGACCACCTTACCAATCTCCACGGCCTTCTGGATGATGTAGTCCTTGGCCATCAGTATTTCCCTTCTGCTACCTGCCAGCAGACAATACCCTGCTTGCGCCACATATTGACCACGGCGATCCGATCCTCAAGAATAAGGTCGGGCTTACCATAGCGTTCGATGTACTTCTTCTTGCAGTGATGATCTGCGAGCTTGGCCTCAACCATAGGCCGCATACGCACCGGCTGGTGAAAGCCGCGAGCCTGCAACCACGCCTCAGTTTCCTTGCGGCAGTTCTCGCCACGGCCCGTCCAGAACTCAACGACATGACCTGCTGCGATTAGCGCCTGAACGACTGCCACCGTAGTCTCGATAGGCTTGTCGTCAACACAGGCGGCTTGCCACGCACTAAAGTCCTGCTCGACCCATCCCGACCGTGTGGTCTTAGGATGGGTAATCAGGCCAATCTTGTGGGAGCCGTCGAGGAACGTCCCGTCAATATCTACGGCGACAAACATCACTTGCTCGCCGGACTTTGCCGGATACCCCGGACTACTTCGATCTTCGTCTGCAAGTGGGCCAACGCCCGCCACGCAGCCTGAGCGGCATGTTCAATCGCAGTCTCCGTGTCCTCGCGGCTGTCAACCGTATGTCGGATGATCTTGTTGCGATGGTCCGTGGACTTAGCCCGTGCCCAGCCCATCGGCTCGCCGGGATTATGCTTCTGGTTGCCCTCAAAGCTAATCCGGCTGACTTCTGCCAGAGCGTTCGGGAAGTAGTCGAGACAACCCTCAGCCATCGGATACAGGCCACGCTGGCTGTCATCCTCGGGCAGGACGTTACCGCTCCGCAGCGGGGTATCCTCAACGATAGGCAGCGGCGATCCGTTCATGTTTTCGCAGATGGTCGGCATCCCGATGCTAATTGCCTGCCCGCAAAACTCCGGGCTAGTACAGGCAACACAGAGAACCGTGTCATCTTCCCGTTCGCGGGCTACTGGTTTCGTTCCCATGCACATGCTGTTATTCTCCGATGTGGTCGAGTTGAATGACGAAGCTGTCGTAGAGACTAAGCCGATTGTCCTTGCGAGCTACGTGGAAACCCATCCACTGAGCAGGCACAGAGCTATAACCAACAATACCAGAATACTCGGTCCCCCCGGCGCAGGCCCCGAAGAACGCACCGTTGACAACGAGTTGACCACTGTTGAAGCTCGTAACAGTATGCTTGTCTCCCATTCGGAAGTACGTGAGATGCTGCTTCTCCTGCTCGCTACGCTTGATCTTGTGCGACTTCATGGCAATCTCAGTGTTAGCTACGCCAACACCATGCTCATAGAGCGCCTTCTGACCATAGAAGTCCACGATGGCGTAGCTGCCCTCGGGGATATGCCATGTGACATTCGAGTAGCCTACCCGAGTGGTAAGCATTTCGAGGCTGCGATACATGCACCAGCTAAGATGGTTCTTACCCGGCTCGAACATATTGATGCCGTGCCCATCCCAGTCGTGGTTGCCGGTAATAGCGATCACATCCATCGGGATACCATAGCGGGCCAGCGGTTCGATCACGAACTCGAATAGGCCCTGCTGTGCATCGAACAACTGCTCAGAGGTCGAGCTATCCGTAGCCCTGCCGCTATTGGCGTGCTTCATGTCGCTCTCGATGATATCGCCCAGCAAGCCGAGTACGATACGCTCGATGCGGTAGCCCACCGATGCCTTCTGCTCAATCTGGAACAGGGCGGCGCGGCCAAACTCAAACAGCCTCTTGCGGGCGATGTTCGTGTCATAGCCGGGGCTGAGCTTGCCAATCTGTAGATCGGACAGCAGAAGCTCGACAGTAATGGGAGTGCCTGCCTGCGCCCCGCCGAAGCTGCGGAAGTCCACAGGGGGCCGCTCGGGAAGCTCATCAACGATCCGGGTCATCGCGTCGAGGAACGCTTCACGGCCTCCCACAGCCTCGCTCAGCGCCTTCACGTCCTTCCGCAACCTGACGTTCTCCGTCTGGAAATTGCGGCTCCTGACGACCTCCTTGGCCCGTGACGGGTCTTCAATTTCGGTGCTGTCGAGGCGAGCGATGTAGGCCCGCAGCCATTGGATATTAACCGGCTCCCCGCCAGCCTTGTTAAGGGCTTTGACGGCGGCAGTCAGGGTCTTATTCGTATTGACCGCCTCCATGACTTGCTCGTGGGTCCGAAGGGCGGGGAGTATCTTGGTCATTTTGCTACCTTTTTCGCGGCTCTCGCTTTAACAGCGGCCTTGTTTCGCTTGATGCGCTTCTCGTCCTCGGTCAGGTGGGTGCTGTGCAGCATCCCAGTGATGTTGGTCGTATGCCTCATCAGATACTTTGCAGTGCCCTGACAGAAGGCGGTGAGGTCACGGACCCCGAAGCGCGCTGAGTTGTTCTCGACCTTTCCAAGCAATGCGTTGCAGGAACGGTGCAGGACAGCCCTAACGGCCCCTGTTTTGTGATCGTGATCCAGCACGGGGTCTTGCCCCTGCCTAGTCGTGATCGGCCCTTGGCAGATAGCGCAGCGGTTATTCTGCGCTATTTGGAACTGCTGCCGTATGACCTTGAGTTCGGACGTGGTTAGCCGACGCAATTCAGAGGTTCCTCCGCAAGCTCGTCAAGCTCGGCCCGCTTGGCCTTGACCCGCTTATCGAGCCGCTCGCAGGCGTCCCACATATGCTGGTCGAACAGGTGGCTAAAACCGCCCGGTCCCTTGTGCTGAGCGAAGTCGAGCAGTTCGGCCTTGGGGCCAGTCCGCATCCACATAAGCGCGGCCTGTTCCACGAAGCGGTCGTAGGCGAACGCCGGGGTGCCTGCCTTAGGCTCATGGCCACGGTAGCCGTAGCGATAGTAGTCAGCAACCGCTCGGAAAGCATCCTCATGGTTGTCGATACCATACAGCGCCTTGAGCGCCGTCTTCTCGCCACACTTGGTCAGCTTAGGCTCCTTGCCCGGAATAACCGGCAAGTAAATCCATTCGAGGCCGGGGCAGTTGTCTGCCTGATCGCCCATCAGCATTTGCAGCCAGAACCACTTGAGGCCGTAAATCTTCTCGTTCGGGCCAATGACCTCGTACTCACCCGGCTTAACCGTGGTCAGGCAGAGCTTGGTCCAATCGACATGCAGCCCCGGCAGCATACGCATATCCTTATCGGCTGTTGCGAGGGCTGCGTAACCGGCTTGTGCTGGATTACCCTGAGCGAAGTAAGCACATGCTCCGAAGCCGTCATCGGCCTCTCTGGTAGTCCAGACTTTGGTGCGGAAAGCGTCTCCCGTATAGTTGAGAAGCAGTTCTCGCAGATACGGATAGTTCTTGGGACGCCTACTGCTATCGCGCTGGCCTTGATAAGGCTTAACTGTTGCAGCAAGGTATCGCTCGCCTTTGTGGCATCCGCTGGCTGTATTGTGGACGACTGCATTGGTCGCTCCTGTGAGGGCCATGAACTTCTCGATCAGGTCGAAGGCGTTACCCCGCGCTCGTCCCGGCTCGCACTCGTCATTGCCGCTTGCATAGTAGGCGAGGTAGTCGCCATCCACATGCACGGTCAAACCCGGCACCTTAGGCCGCGTCTGTATCTCGGTAGGGTTATCGGCGGCAGCTTGTGCTATCGCCGCTCCAAAGGGGTTCATACGCGTCTCCTAAGCGTTGACAGGTCGTAGAGTGGGGAAGCCGTAGCCTCCCCGCCCTTATGAGTTCTTGATAGCAATGGCGATCAGGACTACTGCCACGACCGCCCAGCCAATAAGCTCGATCAACCAGCGCCTTCCAGCGGATCAGCCGACGCATTGCCCGAACCCGAGGCACCCGGCTTCTCAGCGTCGGGGATATCGGCCTCGCCGCCAGCAAACAGCAGTTCCTGCATCCGCGATCCCTGCCAGTTGTGCGCCGAACGGATGGCGTTCTGATAGACGTTCTTGGACTTAGCCTCCTGAGTGACCTTGCCCTTGTCGTCCGTCTTGGCATCCCACTGGCCGTCGATGAAGATGCTCGACCACATTTCCGAAAGCTGCTGCTCGCTGTCCCAGATGAAGCAGCGGATAGGCGTAGTCGGCTCGGCAACCTGCAACTGAGTGCGAGTGACCTCGCCGCTCTCCGGGTCAGTGTTGTCGATAAACGGCTCACGGATAGTCCAGACGCCATCGCTATCCTTGAGGTTAGCGTAGGTCTTCTTCTGGTCGCCCTCACCAACGACATTGTGGACGACCGTGCCGATGTAGGCATTGCCCAGCAACTCGGCCATGTGCTTCGCGCTACCCGAGGGGTTCATGCGGCGGAACAGCTTGAAGAAGCCTGCCTTGTCCGACTGCGACTTGACCATCCGCAGGCTGAACATGATCGGCGTACCATCCTCACGGGGCGGATGCTTAGGGCCGCTGGCCTCGAACAGAAGCTGCACGAACTCCTTCTGCGAAGTCTTGCCCTGATACTCCTTGTCGTGCTTGCCAAGCTCCATGTAGCCGACAAAGCGAAGACGAACCAGACCTGCGGCGGGCGGCGTATAGTCACCCCCGGTCTGCGCCTCATTCATGTTGGTGGTTTCGGCTGCTTCCTGAATTGCCGAAGCGAAGGGATTAACTGCCATTGGTGTTCTCCTTGGTGTTGAAGCCGTAAGTCGGCTGGTAATCATTCATGTACAGCGAGCGAACTACGCGCCGGTGTTCATCGGTCTTCTCCTTGAAGCCAGCAGGGAGCTTGCCCTCATCCATCATGGACTTACCCCACGTCGTCTCAGAAGGCACCGGAACGGGAACGTCCCATCCGAAGTACCATTCCATGAAGACGCTGGCTTCTTCCATACAGGCATGGAGGACGCAGGCTGCATCAAACGCCACAGTCGGGTCTGCATCGACATACAGTGCGTCATGCACCTGATTGACGAGCAGCGCCTTATAGTGGAACGTGTTGATACGATAGAACTCACGGATAGCCAGCCACATCGCAGCCTTAGCCCATTCACCGCCAGTACCCTGCACCGGATAGTTCTTGACCTCGGTAGGGCTGAACGAGGTAGTCTTGCCGCCCTTGCTAGGAGGTCGCTGAGCAAGCCACTTAGGAGCAGGGGACTGCATCCAAGTATAGAGCTTGTTGTCAGGGGTGCGGAAGTAGGACTTCTTGAGGTTGCACGTCATCCCCGGTATCTCCGGGTGCTGAACGAACAGCGAGGTTGCTTGAGCGTTCACGTCCAGCGTGTTGTTCAAGTCCTCGTAGTACGTCACCATTTCAGGATAACGGCTTTCCTCAGCGGCGATCAGCTTCTGGACTTCCTCGATATCCATGCCGGTACTGTCAGCGATCTTCTGAGCGCCTGCACCGTATGCACGTTGGAACGAGAAAATCTTGGCCTTGGTCCGCTTGTAGGCCCAGTCACCATCTGCGTCAATGAAGACGCCATCGGCCATGTAGCCCTTACAGAGCTTGACCGCTTCCTCGTAGCTGATGTTCTCAGCCTGCGATACTCGGACACAGTGCATGTCCAAGCCAGCCCGCAAATCCTCGATAAGCTGCAAGCACTTGGTAAGGATACCCTGCACATACACTTCGAGTGCGGTGAAGTCAGACTGAATAACCTTGCCGTCAACAAAGCGGCTAACGAACAGCGTCTTGACCTTAGACTTGTTGCCCTTCGGCAAGTTCTGTAGGTTGGGGTTGCTGCTGCTGAACCGGCCAGTAACGGTGCTGGTGTGGTTGAGCATGTGATGGATAATACCATCCGCCTGCACCAGCGTAAGCATCCCGACCTCACCCTTCTTGGGGTCAGTCGTGATGTAGTAGGTCGTCAAGTCCTTGCGGAGCGCGGTGATCTTGGCCAGCGACTTGAGGAACGGAATGTTACGCACACCCAGTTCTTCGATGACCTCGGCGCTAGTAGAGTACACCCCCTCGGTGGCCGACGCCCAGTTAGGCTTAGGCTTGGTGAAACCCTTGAAGGTGTACGGTACGTCCTGAATAGCGCCCTTGGGCTTATCCAGATTGGGAACCTTGACCTTCTTGGTCTTTAGCTCACCTTTGTTCTTGCCGCTGCCGTAACGTACCGGAGTATCAGGATAAGCGCCGGGGCGAGCCGCCCACTCTTGCCATTGAGCAAGCTCCATCGTGTTCCCATTAAGGAGAACAACGTGTTCCTCGTCCTTCATGGCGTACTGCATCTGCCCGTCGTCGGTAAGATGCGGCAACCATTTCTTGTACTTGACCGTACCGCCGAATATTAGGGCCGACTTCTGCGGACCACTATTCCAGTTGAAGTCGAACGGCAAGTCCTCCGGGAGATACTGGCTGACCTCAACGGCAAGCTCAGCAATCTCGTTCTCAAGATCGCGGGCAAGCTCAATGCCGGTAGCCTTATCGACTGCCATGCCGTTGTGTTCCATTTCGATGGTACACAGGAGCGATCCCATGTTCATCAAGATGGACTTGACTTGGCCGCAAGCCTTAGCTCGCTCGTACTGTCCCAGCCAGATGACCTCGGTGTTGCCGATATCACCCTCGGACCACTCGACACCTTCCCATGAGCCACACAGGTAGCGGCGCAGCAGGTCGGGGTCAATGTCGATGGTGTCGATCCCTGCTTCCCACAGGGCTTTAACCTCGTCGTTCTTGAGGTTGCCGCCGTAGCGCGGAGCAAGCTCGTCCATGCTCAGCATGTGGTCAGCCTGCGTCATGCCATTGAGCAGATACTCGGCAAGCTGGCAGTCCCACACGTTACCGCCCCCGGCAACCCATTCCATCCACGCAAGGTAGTTCGCCTTGGCGATGGCCGGGTTAGGGTCGTTGAGTGCATGAAGAATGTCGAACTTGATGTTCTGCCCGACCAGCAGCTTAGTGCCAGCCAGCAGCTTGGTGAAGTAGTTAGATGGCCGAGGCCCACGGCCCCAATATTCCCCCACGATACCCTCGCTCGGCGGCGCATTGTCCGCCCGGTTGGGATCGTTACGGCGATAGCCCTGCATGACGATGAAGTTGTCGGGATCGAACGGGTTGGCCTTGCGCTTGTAGCTGGCCTTGATCGTCGTCTCAACGTCCCATACCGTATAGGCGAGTTTGATCTTACTCATAAGATAGCTCAATCCTCCCTACAATTTGATCCAGTGGGTACTGGAATGTCTTATAGGTGTCGTCAGTATGCCATTGAGTAATCTCAATGATACACGCCAGACCTACAGCAATGCGGCTAAAGCACAGCGTAGAGACCGTTTTTCCGCAAGGCCCCGGCCCTACTTTAAACTCCTGTACTTCCAGCACCCCGCCTCTGGCGGGGGTACGGAAGAAGGTTGGGAACTTAATCCCTACAAGGCTCATCGCATAACCTTCCAATGCGCTGATCGTGGGAGCAGCTTGATGTGATCGGCAGGCACAGTGTCACCCACGATGAACTGTGTAGGGAAGCGTCTCGGGCCAATGTCAACGAGCATGGTAAGCCCGAGGATATCGGCCAGATACTTACGCGACCGGGGATTACCCGGCGTTGTCTTTTGCATCAGTGCCTCCGAAAGTCAAGTCAAGGAACCGGGCAATCTCCTGCTCTTTAGCAGGCCAGCCGTTAGGACGGAACTCCTTGACGATACGTTCCGCAGCGGCCTTAGCCTTGGACGATACTTGGTGTGACATAGCGCCCTCGCTGTCCGTCGAAGACCACATTGGCCTCCAATCGTTTAGGCCCACCCTCACGGGCGAGCTTATTCTTATTCAGCCCGAGGAACCGATTGTCCGGCGTAGCAGACTGGAAGCCAATCGTCATAATGAAGTCGGCTGCACCCTGCTTGCCGGTCTTGCTGTCCTTGAGCATATGCTGCAAGGGATAAGCAAGCTCAGCACCTTCGGCTGATATCTGCGAGGTCGCCAGCACTGGGCAGTCATGCTTGACCGCCAGTACCCTGCCCCACTGGTACATAGCCTCCAACAACTGATCCGTGCGCTGGCCGTTGTTGTTAGCCAGTCCTCCGAACTTGATGTTGTCGATCATGTCGAAGATGACAAGTGCAGGAGGGTACGCCCGGATAATGTCTTCGACCTCGTTGGAGTAGAAGTCATGCACATCGAGAATACGGATGCAATCTCGTCCTCCCAACGCTTCGAGATAATCCTGCCTAATCGTTCCGCGCTTGCTGCGCTCAACGAGGTCGGAGTAGGGAGCGTTAAGTGCTGACTGATAACAGCGCGTGACAATTCGCTTACCCGGACCCTCGTTGTTGAACCAGAGGATCGTTCGCCCTTCGCCGGGATATAGCTTATCGACTTGGGGGGCGAAGTGCGTAACGGCATCGGTAAGAAAGGTTGTCTTGCCAACATCGGGTCGCGCAGCGATGATGCCGAAGTCTCCGCCGATGAGCGGTCGCATACTCTCGTTAATGCAAGGCTGACGCCAGTGGAACCCCACGTCTGCATCCACGTTTGCAAGCTCGGCATCGATATCAACCTCTACGAATGGGGTCTTAACCTTTCGCACGGTGTCAAGCTCGAACTGTTCAACGACAGATCGCAACGCTGACCCGAGGTCAACCTCATCGCCCTCACCAAAACGCTCAAGTAGGTCAGTGAGTTTGCTCGCGGTGTCAGCAGCAACGAGGCGTTCGTGCAATCCAACCTCAAGTCGCTCATCAAGAGGCTCCTGTGCCTTGGCGAGAACAGTCTCGAAATAAGCCTTGCGTTCGTCGCTCAGCTTGGGATGGGCGAAGTTCTTGAACCACGTCCAGAAGGGGCCTTGCTCGATGGTATCGACCTCGAACTCGGCGTAATACTTCTTATAGTCCGCGAGGATGACCTTAGTGCCGTCATCAAGCACATGTTGGGGAATGGAGCGGAACAGCTTCTCGAACTTGTCCCTTGTCCTGAGAAGTTTCAGGATCGTAATGTCTATGCTCAAGCCAGTAGCTCCTTGATCTGATCGAGGCTGTAATACTTGGGGTCTTGCTCAGCACGTATAATGCGAACAGATACGCCCAGTGCGCGGAGTTGTGCGCCGATGCGCTGTCGGCCCTTGATGCCTGCCCCATCGGGATCGAGCCATACGGCGATTTCCCGGCCCGTGGAGGCCAATTCGATGAGCAGGGTATCCGACAGGGGGCCGGTGCCTAAACGCGCCCACGCCTCGGCAATCTGGCCCACCTTGACGGCAGATAGAATGTCCTCGGTCAGCACGATAGGCCCCGCGCTATACGGTCCCGATTTGTACACCGGCTTGTCGATCTTAGGGTTGAGGTACTTAGGGCGATCCTTATCGAAGCCGCGCGCCTGCCAGTAGACCAGCTTAGAGCCGTTGAGTACGGGCAGCACGACACGCTTGATGCGGTCACACCAATAGAACCCATGCGCCTTGATCGTGGCATTGGACAGCCCCGACTTGTACAGCCACACCCTAGGCTCAAGAGGCCATGTGGATGGATCGAAGTTAGCTGGCATGGGCGGACGAGGATCAGCCTCGACCTTTTCATCAGCGGAGCGTTGCTCACGCAGAGCGGCAATGCGCTCGGATAAACTTGGCTGGGGATGGGGCTTGAAGCCCCCAATGCTACAGCGGTAGCACCACGCCTTAAACCCAGCATCGGCGTTCTCAACTAACAGCTTAGAGCCGTCGCCGCACGTATGCTTGTGCATAGCTTTCCCGCCCCGCTCTAACTGCTCCGCTAGGTGCAGCCACTCGGCTGGGTCTAGGTACTCACTCATATCAGCCTCCGGGTACGTCCTCCACAAGGGACAGATGCTCGCGCCGAAGCACATTCATATTGCGCTCAGCCTGCTGCAACGCCAAGGCGTCACCGACAGACGTGAACTCGCCTGCATCCCGACGCTTCTTCATAAGCGCAATGCTTTCGGCTGCACCGCGCAGAGGCATCGGGACGTTGGCAGGCCGGTTAGAAACCGCCATACATGGCACCCGCCGTGTCAAAGCCCATCGCCTCATTGGCGAACAGCTTATCGAGCGGCGTCGAGGCGAGGTCATAGCCATGATAGTCGGCTACATCATGTGTACCCTCTACCTCGCCGTAG